ATCGTGTCGTACTCGCCTTGCGCGAGCGGCGCGGTGACGCACGACTTGATCCCGGCCTCGTCTTTCTCGATATGCGCGTAGGTACGCGCCACCGCACGCGGCGGGGTGATCGTGTCGCCCATCTGCACCGGGCTGCCATCGTCGCGGAATGTCGAGCCAAACCCCACCGTGGGGCGGTCGCCCTTCACCGGGATGATGGCGCGATCGGAGTAGCCCTCGTGCGCGAGCAGGCTCACCAGTGCCGCAGCCGACAGGCTCAGTGCCGCGATGGCGTTACGCTTGGTCGTCATCGCTCGCCCTCGCCTGCTGCTGCGCCAGCTTGAGGTGGCGCGACTTGAAATAGATCGTGATCGCGGTATTGGCGACCAGGCCGACAAAGCCAAGAATCAGACCGCCAATGGCAGCGAGTTCGTTCGCGGTCAGGCCGAAAAACACGGCGCTCGCGGACCCGGCAAAGGTGGCTGTTTGCGCGACCTTCGTCGCAGTGGCGGCGGCGGCCGTCTCGGCGGCGGTTTGTGCGGTGTTACTCATGGGCGGCGGTCCTTTCGTCGTCATTGGGTGTTGCGGTACTGTCTCGGCAGATGCCGGCGCAGCAGCTCGGAGAGGTGCGCGTTCTCGCAGTGGTTTTCGTCCCAGAAGAACAGCGTGTCGATCACCCGGCGCGGCCAGTGCCGGCCACGGTCGCGCGACAGGCGGTTCGCGCGGGCGGAGAGCGTCTCGTCGGCGTGCCCGGCGAGGAGCGCGTTGGCGAGCTGGTCGAGGGCGATCAGGACTTGCTTCATTGCTGCACCGTCATGTCGTGGTGCCCGCCCAGCGCGATGCAGTGCAGGCCCTGCGATAGCCAGGCGGCGAGCCAGAGGAAGTAGGTTTTCATGCGCTCAACTCCCTCTGAAAACGAAAGCTTGACAGCAGCTTGGCGCGCAGCCCGTAGGCGTTCGCGCCACTCGCATGTGCCACCCACGACTGCACCGAGGCGCGCACCTGGTCGAGCTCGATCTCACCTTCGGTGTAAAGCTGGCGCGCTTTCTTGAGCGTGCGCGTGATGCGCTGGATGCTCGACTTACGCAGCCGGCGGTGCGTCGGCCACAGGTGGTAGCCGAGAAAGTCCAGGCCGCGCCCGCGGCCCGCCGACACCGGGAAAATCTGCGTCTTTGCGTTGGTGCGCAGCCGCAGCTGATCCCACAGGAAGCGCTCGATCTGCGCGCGGATGTCGTGCAGCGCGGCCTTGTCGTGGTGGATCACCACGAAGTCGTCCATGTAGCGGATGTAGTGCTTGAGCTTGAGCGTGTGTTTCGCGTAGCGGTCGAGCTCGTGCAGATAGACGTTCGCCCACAGCTGTGAGGTGAGGTTTCCAATCGGCAGGCCGCGCGGCGCCAGATCGTCCGGTGCGGCGGTCGAGGCGATGATCTGGTCGCACAGCGCGAGCGTGCGCGGGCAGGCTATATGCCGGCGCAGCAGCTGCCGCAGAACGCCGTGATCGATGCTTGCGAAGTACTTGCTGATGTCCGCCTTGAGGGCATAGACCCGCCCGTACTCGCGCAGCACACGGCGCATCATCGCCTGCGCGCGATCGGCGCCGCGGTGCATGCCGCGCCCAGGGCGGCAGGCGTAGCTGTCGGCGATGAAGCGGCGCTCCCATATCGGCTCGATCGCCGCCACCAGGCTGTGTTGCAGCACGCGGTCGCGGAACGGCAGCGCGGCGACCTCGCGCGCCTTGGGTTCGTAGATGTGGAAGCGGTGGTATCGGCCGGTGCGGTACTCGCCCCAGACGAGCTCGTTCTGCAGCTGGATGAGCTCGCCTTCCAGGTTCTGCTCGAAGCGCAGCACCGCCATGCGGTCGCGCTTGCCCAGGCGCGCGCGGCGATAGGCGGCGTGCAGGCGCTCGAAGTCGTAGATCTGCTCGAAGAGGTTCGTGTAGGTCTGCGCCATGTCCTGCCCGGAATCATTTGGCGGCAGGGCCGAACGGTCGCGTGCGCTACTGGAACGGCCTGCCTGTTCAGTCTTTCGGCTTCGGGCTTTCGCCTTGGCCGGGGAATGCGCGTCCTTTTGAGAGAGGCACTGCCGGCTGGCCCGGTAGGCCGGCCGTTTCGGGCACATCTCAAGAGCGGGGCGAGCCCCGATGTTCGCGTTGGAGTTCGTCCGTGCGTTGTTGAGGTTCAGCGCGAACACGCCCGTGATGGCAGCGTTGTTCCAGTTGCCACCCCGATACGGGAGCCGTTTCAACGCGCATCCCCTGCAGCGGGTTCTGCCATCGACTTGATCCAGCCGCCGATCATGCGGCCGAGCTCGTCGTTGAGCGTCGCCCAATGCTCGTAGCGCCTGAAGTCCAGATACCCCAGCGTCTGCGCGAGCCGCACCTGCGCACGCAACAGATCGAGCTCCGCGTCCAGATCCTGCAGCGTCGTTTTCTTGAAGTAGCGCTTGTTGCAGACGATCACCAGGCGCAGCAGTGACCACATGCTGGCGCGGATCTCGGCGCTCAGCACATGCCGCTCGGACTTCGGGAATTGACGCAATGCACAGTGGCCGTACTCGATCATCGCCTCGACCTTCTGACGGATCAGCAGGTCGCTGGTCTTGGGCTCCTTGCGCGGCTGGATCGATCCGGATCGGCTCATGGGCTTTCAGTGTCCGGGCTGTCGCCCGGACTGCAGATTTCAGGCGTTCAGATTTCAGAGAACAAAAGCGGGGCGAGCCCCGATGTTCGCGCCGGAGCTCGTCCGTGCGTTGAGGAGGTACAGCGCGAACACGCCCGAGATGGCAGCGTCGGACCAGCTGCCACCCCGAAACGGGAGCCGCTCGCCCGACATGCTCAGATAGAATCCGTCGCCGCCTAGGCCGGACGGCGCCACCGGAAACAGGCCGAGGGCCTTGAGCTTCGCGATCGCGGCCGCCGACACCGGGTTGGCGCCGGTCGAATTGACCATGCCCTCGAAGCTGCTGCCGCTGGCGCGGTAGAGTGTGTAGTCGGCCGTGCCGCTGTTGGCGGCGGCGTACTTGACCGTGCCGGCCGTGCCGGGCGCGACCAGCGCGCCGGTTGCGCCGTCGATGGCCATCCATTCAGCCGAGCTGGCGCCAAAGTCCGCCGTCGATAGCGCGGCGTTGTTGTTCTCGATGACCTGAATCTCGCCGTTGTTGATGCGCATGCCCGGCGACCACTCCCAGACGTTTCCGTTGAGGTCGGCGATGCCGAAGGGGGTGTTGTCGTGGCGCCATGAGGTCGGGCCGGAGCCGGTGAGCGTGCGCGACTGCGAGCCCTGGTTTGCGCCAGTGACCGCCAGGCCGTCCGAGCGCACGCCGACCTCACTGGTGGCGTCCGAGCTGCGGCCGAACTGGCTGTTGCCACGCGGCTGGAAGCCGTTTTTCCAGCACCACAGCGCGATCGCCGCGTACTCGACGTTGCTCATCAGGTGCCAGCCGGGGCCGTTGGCGCGCACGAGGCTCACCGCGGCATCGTGGTTGATGCTGTTGATCGGATCGACGCCGGGCAGGCTCAGCATCTCGCCGTTGCGGCTGACGCCGATGTGCTGGCCGAGGAAGATCTGCGACTTTTCCACGCCGCCGACGATGAAGGCCGGGTGCGTGCCGGTGCCCAGACTGGCGTCGATGTCCTGCAGGTTGAACTTGGGCACGACTACCATGTGGCAGGGTTGGCCTTTGGCGGTGTAGAGCACGGTGTTGCGTCCGCCAGAGGCGGACTCGACTGCTTTGCGCAGCGTGTCAGGGACGTTGATCGTGAGCGCCATTAGATACCCTCCGGCTGGCTGAATGTGGATTCTGCGGCCGCGACATCGCGCTCGACGGCGGCGTCGAGATAGGCTGAGTAGAGCAGCGCATAGACTGCGGCGTAGGTGGTGGTCTCGCCGGTGAGCTCTCCGGTGAGTGGGTCGCGCAGGGCGATCGTGCGCGCGGGGTCGAAATCGACGGTGAGGGTGCCGCGCGGGCTGCGCACTTCCACGCCGCCTTCGAGCGCGACGACAGACTCCTCGTCAAATCGCACGGTCGGCGGGTTGAGGCGCGAGTTCTCGATTACGACTTGATGACAGCGTTGCCAGCTGTGGCCGGCGACAGAGGTTTCCTTGTAGTCAGGCATGGCGGTTCCTTACCAGGTTGATAGCGCGGCGCGGCGCCAGGTGTTGGTTGCGGTGCAAACGTACAGGTAGTTGGCATCCCAGCAGATTTCGCCCTGTGTGCCGGATGCGGTAGCACTTGCGGGCGTTTGCGCGGTTCGGATGCGGATCTTGTTGTCGGCCACGTCGAGCAGGCCGGACGGCG